CCGCCCTAGCTCAATCGGAAGAGCGCACGGCTGTTAACCGTGAGGTACAGGGATCAAAACCCTGGGGCGGAGAATACCTTTTTAAATATGTTGTTCCATACTTAAAAAAGTATCCGTGAAATCCCAAAAAAAATAATAGTTTACTATAATATACAACATGTCTGGCGGAATCGCACAGCTCGTCGCCGTCGGCGCGCAAGACGCTCATATCGTCGGAAAACCAGAAGTCAGTTTCTTCAGGTCGAATTATCGACGACACACAAATTTTGCCCAAACGGTTGAGACCCAGGTTCTCCAGGGAAATCCATCCCCGGGTAGCATCTCCACAGTTCGCTTCGAGCGGAAAGGTGATATGATCGGGTATGTTTACATCTCCAACCGCGCTGGTTCGCAGCGTACCAAGGCCCAATGGAAACAACAAATTCAGAAGGTCGAGGTACTAATTGGCGGACAAGTCATTGATGAACAAACCTCGGAATTTTCTCTCGAGATCGCTCCAGCGCTCTTGGGTCAAACCTATTCCAAGTCTCTCGTCGCGACGACCGATGATAAGGCTGCGTTTTACCCACTCCGATTCTCCTTCTGTGAGAACGCCCAATCTGCCATTCCATTGGTGGCGCTTCAATACCACGACGTTGAACTTCGAATCACTTGGGGTTCTTCCCCAGCGTCGGACACCGAGGTTCACTCGCAATTCATCTACTTGGATACTGATGAACGCACAGCGCTCTCGTCCACCCCCCAAAACATGCTCGTCACGCAAACTCAGCGCGCTGTCCAGAGTGGATCCAATATCCAGGAACTCAATTTCAACCACCCTGTCAAATTCGTCTCGACCTATAAGTCGGGCGGTGTCGGTGTCGCGGCTGGTGAGGTTCGTCTCCAAATTAACGGTACCGATGTTGGTGACGCGAAATTGGCGAAACCCCATTACACGTCCGCGAGCTTCTACTACCACACCCCATTCACAACGCTCGATAACTCCAACTCTGATCGTTTCTTGTATCCATTCTGCCTCGATACCTCTAAATTACAGCCAACTGGTTCGCTAAACTTCAGTCGTCTCGACTCGGCTCGTCTCTTGAGCACTGCGGGTTCGTTTGATACCGATATTTACGCTGTCAACTATAATATTTTAAGAATCGAAAACGGTATGGGTGGTCTTACTTATTCGAATTAATTTTACACACTACTAGTAAATGTTACTGAAGTTAATATTTTTGTTGGGATTCATATTTGTCTTAACGTATGATCCAAAATCTGGAACGTTAAACAAATATGTAGATCCAAAATCATCAGCCGAAATGCCCAATGCCCCATGTAAAGACGGACACTATAATGAAATACAATTCGCTCAGAAGGGATATTCATGTCCCGAAAATATTCAAACACATATGGGTGTTATACATGCTTAAAAGAATGCCGTGTATCTATTACATAAAAATGCTCTCACTGGATAGAGAAACACTGACGGTCGTCGCACTAATCGTGTGCCTCGCCGCCACTGCTTACCTGTATAAGGAATTTGCTTTAGCAAAAACCGAACTGGTGAATATCAAGAAATTCTGTAATAAACTCGCGACTCCACAACAGCCACCGTCTCGCACACCCGTGAAGACGATCTCGATCAAAGAAGAACCAGAGACTGAAACCACTATCGTAACCGACGAATCCGTCGCCGAGACGGGGGATAATTAACATATCTGACAATTGTAACTTGCGACATCGCAATGAAAAAATATAAAGCTATCGCTATCCCAGTTACTTTTAGCGGTGATAAGCCCCGGTTCTTAGTTGTCAGAGATAAAAGATTCAAAGATTGGATCTTTGTCACAGGAGGATGTCGTAGACGAGAAATCTACAACCCCCTTCGTTGTGCCTTGAGAGAACTTGAAGAGGAAACACGTGGAGTCGTTTCCCTCAAGAAAGGAGAATATACAGAGTTTAAATTTACAGTAAAAGAGAGTCCGACCGTTGATTTGGAATACAATGTATTTGTATTTTTTGTCGATTACTCGAGACAAGAACAATTGGAACTTGTGAGAAAGTTTAACGACGAAAAAACCAAGATGAATTTAAGAAAAATTCAAAAACAACCAATCAAGAGAACACATGACGAAAACGATTTCATGAATTTCGAAACCCTCATAGAATTTAAAAACAGGAAAATGTGGGATAGGATTCAAAAAAATGTTCTTAATAATCCAGAATTTTATGAGTGTGTGACATCTCTCGATAGAAAAACATTTAGTATTAAATAATGAAGTCTAAGAATTATATTTTAAAACAGATCCACGACTGCCTCGTAAATCGACACGCGTATACGATAGAAAAAGCTGAGAAATTCATAGATATTCACAAAGATGATAAAGTCTATGAACTTTTAGTTTTGAAAAAGGAGCTCATGGAGGGTGAAGAGGTTCAGCCGGATGTATCTTATCGAACATCGATATGGAGACATCACGATGAAGGGGATTAAAAGAATAACTACATGGTAGGGTAAGTATCATGTTCAAATCCTGGTGTAAGAACAATGGATTTTATGAAAAAAAATCCAATCCATCGCACGTTTTAATGGATAAAGGCGTCCTATACGTACCGTACGATAGATTGAACGAATTTTACGCGAAGTACATTGAATATATAAAAAAGGAAAAATTATACGTCGTCGAACAAAAGACACTTGATTCATATAATTTTTTCGTAGATCTCGACTATAAAGATGATGAAGCCCTGACGGTTGAACAGGTCGAACGAATATGTCGGGTGATTTGTGACAAGGTATATAAATATGGTGGACGTGACGCTTTGATTTCTGTCGCTAAACCTAAACCACATGGCGACTACATCAAAACCGGTGTTCACATAAACTGGCCAAATTTTCCAGTGAATCGGTCGTCCGCTCTAGCTCTGAGGGACCATATAATCTCAACCCTCCAATTGGTATATGGATCAAAGGATTGGAATGATATTGTTGATTTATCTGTGTATGGTAGTTCAGAAAGAAATACCAAGGGGAGTGGATTTCGAATGCCATATTCACACAAGATGGTAAACTGTAAGGAATGTCAGGGGAAAGGGTGTGAGTCATGTGATAAGGGACGAATAATACAGGGTGAATATTTACCCATTTTTTTATACAAATCGGGGGTGCTCGGTTTCATGCAAAAAATTTCATCCGAACCCACAGTTGACATTATGTGGATGGCGACCCTACGAACCCAACATGGTACGGAACCACGTGTGATCGTCGGCTCTAAAAGTAAAACCGAAGGAGCTTTTACTAGAGCACAAACCAAAGATGAATTAACTGATCGCGCGGTCATATTAATGCTTCAAGAATTCATCCAAAAAAACATGGAGGGACAGTCCAGATCAAATATCACACATATCTATAAACATCAAAATCAACACTTAGTGGCGACGACCTCGAGATATTGTGAGAATACGAAAAGGAACCACGGATCTAATCATGTATGGTTTCATATAATAGGGAATGTCATTCGTCAAAAATGTTTTTGTAAATGTGAGACGATGCGTGATCGTCATTATGGATTCTGTAAAGATTTTTCAGGGCGTCAGTTCACACTCACACCCAAGATTGTAGAGAAAATGGAATTAACGAAGTATAAGGAAATCTCAAAAAAACAGCAGGTTACTCAGCAGAGCGACGACGTTTTAAAGGATTTAACGACCTACGTAAATAAATACATCACGCGTACGGTTTTGAACCTGACGGAATTAAAAAAAGAAAAGAAGAAAGGTGTGTATTCTATAAAGACGGATAATCAATGTGAGGTATGTGCGAAGGAGGTAGCTTTTACAGTCATAGGGAAGACGATTGAACAAACGTGTGGGTGCGCGAATCGTAAACATAAGTTAACGGATAAAATTTGTAATAAATTATGATGCGACACGTTTCGAAAAAAGTTATCTAAATAATTATAAATGTCGAAATTAGCACCCGCACCTGTATCAACGCGTTCGGGGAGAATATCCAAACCACCAGAACGCCTAGAGCTGTTTGAGGACATTGAGGATGATTTCGACGACGATGAATACGATACAGACGATGATTTTTCGAGTGATGATGGTTTATCTATTAGATCCGATTCGGACGACGATGATGGCGACGATTTAGCCGACTTCATCGTAGATGATGAATATGAAGATGAAGATGAAGATGAGTAATAACGAGCTTAAAAAAATAAACAGTTTTCATATAAATGGAGACAGATATTGGAAATCCGATTGACTATAATCCTGATATTTTAGATAAAGAAGATGAAATGCACCCTCAACACTCGGAGCAGCAGCAACAGCCGGAAGATGAATATTACTATTATCCACCAGCGCCACCTCCGCCCACGATACCACAGACCCAAAAGATAGATCTATTTAATGATTTAGATAAGACCGCTTATATAGTAATATTCGTGGCTTTTATATTGGGATTCTTCATGGGTAAAACGATGCAGCCGGTGATCCTCAGGCCTGGGTAGCGTTGCCGTCTTGAAAATACTGTCGTAATTTACTTTGATTTTCTCTTATATAATTTAATATAGTTTCCCTCATTGGTTCCTCTTTAATAGAGGTCTTTCTCTCAGCCCCATCAGCCGGCGAAACCTCGTTACACACCATGTCCCGGTTAGTTTCCTGAATCTTTCGTTCTTTCAAAACTAACCCGAGTATGACGATGAATATAATAATGGTGATCGCGTTTAAGATAATTGATATCGCGCTCAGCATACTTATATATATATGATATTAAAAAATTACTTGGAGTTTACTTCTTCACCTTCCTCGACTTCACCGTTACCTTCCATGTTTTGAGCGTTCGTTGATTCCGCCGCCGCCTGTTCGCGTTTCCGCTTTATCTCGGCCATTTCATCCGAAACGATTTTATCGGCTTCTTTCACAAGCTCTTCCATCGGTGCGTCTGGCTTTTCCTTTTTGAGTCGCTCGAGAATTTCAGCTGGGTGACTGATCGGCGCTTCATCCGGTTTGTTGTAGAATTTAGAATTCTCATCACCACTCTTAATAAACGGTGTGTCGGGGAGAGATTCGGATGGTTTAGCCATCATATCCCTCTTACGCTCGGCAAACATCTTCGCTGCCATCGCTTGGTTATCTCTGTACCCTGTCATGAGCTCCTCCAGTTTGTCATTCGTGTAATGAACGTCGTCTATTGACTCCGTCGTCGGAGGGATCAACAGCCATTTATACATGTCAACGACGTAAATATCGAAGGTGTCATCCTCCTTTTGGAGCCTCTTCGCGTGATTCGCCGCTTCATCACGCGTCGGAAAAGCTCCTCTAATCTTAATACCGAATTTATCATTTTTTTGGGGACATTCTGGTCCAACGATGGACAGGCAGGCAAACACTTGACCAGGTACGGTTGTGTAATCTTGTTCGAGAGACATGTTTATAATTGTACCTTGAACCAAAGCTTTAACTTACTTAAAAGAATGACATCAAATATGATATATGAGTCGACCATTCTGGGATAATCAACCTGTGTGTGACGCTAGTAATGATAGAATACATTTACCAGATGGGTTTGTATGGTCCGATGACATTGAAATGAATGAAATACATGAATTTTTAACAGGAAACTATATACGCGATGAACATTTTGAATTTAAATATTCACTCGATTTTATCACATGGGCGACGGACCCCGCGTGGCATGTTTGCATTCGCGACAAAAATAATAAAATTGTGGGGTATATTTCCGGTACTGAAATATCCATGCGCGTTGAAAATGACGTTAAAAACGTGATTCAAATAAATTTTTTATGTGTCGATGAGACCATGCGATCTAAAAGATTCGCACCACTTTTAATCTCTGAAATTCGTAGAATAGCAAATACGAGGGGTATATACGAAGCTGTCTTTACGGCTGTTCATGATATCCCGGGTTCGATTACCACAGCGAAATATTGGCACAGACTCATCGATGTAAAGAGACTCAATAAATCCCTATTTTCAAATGCCGATCCTAATAAAAATAGTGTCGTCGGTAAATCTAATTTTAGAAAAATGCTCCGAAAAGATGTTCCATTCGTAGTTAATATATTAAAAAAATATTGTTCTCGATTCAAAGTAGCACCAAAAATTACAAAAGAGTATGTACAAAGGTGGTTGATGCCTAGAGATGGAATTATATATTCATACATCAATGATGAAACAAAACAATTTGTATCTTTTTATTCCGTGCCCTACGTGTCTTCCAAGACTGGTATAGAAATCAATCAAGCGTACTGTTTTTACAACACCCCGGATAGTTTTAATGATTCTGTCATATTGGCGAAGAATGCGGGGTTTCATGTATACAATTGTCTAAACGTCGGTGTATCGGATAACAATTTACTCGCATGTAAATTCATGGAAGGATCCGGGAAAAATCATTATCATTTTTATAATTGGGACGTCGGTTCAATAGATCGAGAAGATGTGATGTTTAGAATAACCTAAGTAAGATGCTTAAGCATAAAAATCATATACATGTAATGGAAGCGATTCGCAAATACCACAATGACGCAAAGCGCGATCTCATTCAGTCGACCGCCAAAGAAGGGCAATCAATATTGGATGTTGGCAGTGGCTTTGGTGGCGATCTACAAAAGTGGAGATCGACGGGTGTAAACATTAACATGTGCGAACCAAGTCAGGAAGCATTACACGAATCAAAGACACGCGCCAAAAATTTACGAATACGCGTCAATTTTTATCACGGTGATATTTCAATCGTGCCGAAAAGGCGCTACGATATCATATGTTATAACTTTAGTCTTCAATATATATTTGCGTCTAAAAAATTATTTTTAGATACGACGAAACTCATCGCGGACAAGATGAAGGTGGGTGGGTCTTTTATTGGAATAATTCCAGATTCAGAAAAAATTATTTTTAATACACCCATTAATCATGAATCCGGGAGCTTCTTCATCATGAAAAATACATCGTCAGGTGATTTTGGTGAGAAATTATTCGTGAATTTAGAGGGGACTCCATACTACGCAGACGGCGCCAAATCGGAACCAATCGCACACAAAGACCTATTGGTGACGCGCATGGAAAAGTTAGGATTTAGATTACACCTCTGGGAACCATTACACGGTAACCCTATTTCAAATCTATATGCGAAATTTATTTTTGTTTATAAACTGTAATTTATATATTTAGGTATAGTAGACATGATCCTTATTATATTATTGTTCATCATCAGTACGCTCATACTTAGAGACACGCGCGAGCCTACTAAATTAGTTGAAGTTAAAGCTAGGTACGCGAAACTCAGGGAGCATCTCATAAAAACGGATACATTCCCAAACCTCCACGTCATGATCCCGATAACCGCACACACGGTTGCGTCGGGTGGGAGTGTTGGATATAACATGAATAAGGGTGATGAGATTGGTTTGTGTATAGATGGGAGCGTCAACGAGATCATGCACGTGTTAATCCACGAGCTCGCACACTCGACTGTAAAAAACTACGCACACGATAAGAAGTATTGGAATAAATACAATGAATTAAAAAATGTGGCTATATCGATCGGTATATATGAAGAGATTCCAGAAAAAAGTGAATTCTGTGGAAGGCATGTCCAGGATAAATAAAAATGTACCAGTATATTAAATGGCTATCGAAGGTTCGTTAATGGAACTTTCTAAATTTTTCACGGTGTGGGTAATTACCATGCTCGGTATCTATATGCCACACTTTTGGCGTGACAAGAAACGAAATACTAAGGTTCTTTTGAATTTAATACACATCACCTTACTTTTACCAGTTCTGATAAACGCTATAGCGCGTGGAACTCGTTTTTTCGACGTGATTGCGGTCGATTGGGCATTCCTCTTTACAACGCTTGCGGTTACATTCATATTCATGCTTTTAGTAGTACAATCGTCGGAGGTGAAAGATTGGGTGAGTGACTTTGACAGGGATAGTGCGAGTACGGGCAAAACTTTGGGACTCTCACTCGTTGGATTAATGATAGGTCTCTTTGTTTCTAGAAAGGCATACGATGGTGCGATGTATAGACACGCGTATGCGCCGTAATTGCTAATTATTCAAAATTTAAATACTTTTTATGAATGTTAATCATTGATAAAAAATATGATTTATATGAGATACACTTACGCGTAATTGTTAATGATATAGAACGCCCCCGCCGCGACGGCGCCAGTAGTAAGCAATCCAATCATGCTGCGGTGACCGTGTTCGTTTAGGAATTGTGGAACGAAGTTCGCTAACTTTTCTTGCACTGGTTTGGAGATCGCGCCTGCGGTGCACGCCGCCACGATCACGGCGAGATATTGCTCGTCCGTGAGATTGAATGGATTCTTCTTTTGAGCAGTTTGTTGCTGCTGAGCTGGCTGCACGCCCTGAGATTGCATGACCATTGGCTGAGTCATCACAACGGGTTGTTGCGCACGTGGATCATCCATCATCGGTGGTTCCAATGGTAATTCTGGCATGATATCGCTGATAGGAGTTGAGTCCATTGGTACTTTATTTTGGGCAATATTTTTTTCATTCGCGTTTTGTGCGATAAATGTTGTAGAAACAGCGTCTTGTAACGACACCATACCGTCACCTGAATCGGCTAAATTCATCGTTCGAACGTCGTGCGACATTTAAAATTTATAAATATTTTTTGGTGTTTATTATTCCGCATCTACTTTTTTTTAATTATATTTAAAGCTGTCTTCTTAGTCGCTTTTTTTGCGTCTGACTCCTGCTGTTCTAGGTATTTTGGATTATACACCTTCTTGTGCATATGCCATAGTTGGGGACTCCCGACCTTAAATCCTTTCCTGACTGTCGCCTTATACCAAAATACACAGTCTGTTATTTTATTCGATTTTACAGTGTTATCAAGTA